AGGGTCTGCAGCAGCTCGCGCACTGACGGCTGATAGCCTGAATCGTAAGGCGTCAGCTGGACCTCGTAGGGAGCGGCCGTCTGATTTGGCCCCTTCCACGGGTAAGCGAGTGTCAGCTGGTTATTGCTATCCACGCTTGCAATGCGCACTCCGGCACCAGCATGGGTGCCGAAAATATCGCCGGGCCGCAGGGACTGCAGCCACAGCGTCCCCTGCCCCGTCACAGTCGTGCCTCCGTTGGAGACCGTGGCGGTACCGGTGTTGTAGTAGGACCTGTCGATGTCAATCGGCATTGGCATCCCCATGGATGTGCTGCATTCGCTTGATGTCCTCCTGCAGGTCAGCGACCTGCTTTTCGGAGCGCAGCGCGCGCTCGATGGCGATCAGCAACTGCTTTTCGAGGTAGCGGCACTTTTCCTCGGTTGCTGCACGGACGTGCATCTCCAGCTCCGCAAGCGCTTGCGGGCTGACCTGAATTTTGCTTGTCATGGTCAAAAACTCACCGGCAGGGCGAAGATGTAATAGCGGATGGCGAGCGGGCGCTGCGAGTCTCTGTAGTCCGGATTGAATCCTCCAGAGTGTGGCAACAGACTATACGGGTGCCCGGTCGCCAGCCAGAACGTCACGGATGTGTTGGTGATCTGAGCGACTGCATTCCTGGACGACGCCCAGCCGTCGTACGTTCCCCATCCACCCGGGCTTCCAATTCGCCTCGGCCGGAGGGTGGCGATACTCACGAATCTGATCTCGCCGCCCTCGAGGTACGGATAGAATTTGACGTAAGGGACGAACGATCCGTCATTAGGGAATGTCACGGTATACTTTCGGTCCCCCAGCGTCCGATTGCTGGTGTCCGATGTAAAGCTGTCCCTGTGAACGTACCCCTCTGCGATGATCGGTAAGTACGAGAACCGCGTGTCGAGGATGATGTCTCCATCCTTTGGCGCTGTATCCGACGATCCGGGTCGTTTGATCTGGATATTTCCATCCGGTAAGCGACGGAATACGGTATTGCCCCCGGTGGTTGTCTGCGTGTCGTCGGAGCAGATCAGATACCGTACCGTCGTATTGACGCTGCCGCGATTGTAGATCCGGACCTTATCCGGATAGACAGCATAGGTGATCCTGATCGACCAATCTCCGACATAGGCAACGCCGGAGATCGGTTCAGGCCAGATTAACGGCTCCCCCGCTCTCCAGGCGATATAGTCGAGATAGGCGTTTTCGGAGAGCGGCCACGGCGAAGATACATCGACGTAGCTGCCTGCGTTGATGTCGACTTGGCCGGTTCGCACGACCTTGAGGGGGATTGCCGTGCTGTCCGCGATCACGTTGTCGCCGCCGCTGTCGGCGTTGACCCCAGCTTTGCCAATGCGCACGAGAGAAGGGGTGATCAACGTGTTGCGGGTGCCTGACGTGCCTGCCGAAGCGGACGGCATAGGATTATTGGCAGCCGGCAGATCGAGGATCGAGCAAATCGTTTCGTTATTCGGACCACTACTATCAAAGAATGCCCCGCGTCTCCCATTGTCTTCGAACCTCCACACCTGACATACGACTGGCGCACCGAGATCGTAGGTCGGACTTGATCTCCCAAACGTTGGCTGCAGATCGACCACGTACGAGGCGTGGGTCTCGTTCTCTCCGTAGATATAGTCCCATGATTCACTTATCTCGACGTATTCCGAAAACGGCCCCCAGCGCTCTTCCCCGAAAGGCTTCTTGTGGCGCATCTCTGCAACGATAGGGATATCCCCACGACCGACAATTCGACCTGGAACAATGAAGTTGCGTTGAAAGCTGACATTAGTGCCGCTGTTGCGATCAAGCCGTCTCAGCGCATTTCCGTAGTTGCTGCCGGGTGGATAGTAGTAGATCCCGTCAGAGGTAATCGAAGGATCGAACTTATAGGACGTAATGTCCTTCACATACGCGAGCTTGGTATTTTCGCTGTTAAACAGGAACTTCCCGTAGTGCTCGTTCGGCGTGGTCAGAGGGTCATCGGAATTGTACCGCATGACCTTGACCACGCCGCCGACCCCCGGCTTGTGACCAATGAAAAGACGCGACATCAGTTGAAGATCTCGATTGAAGCGTTCGATCCGTAGCCGGTCATAACCAGCTTCTCGTTGGTAGATTTGAGCTGGTTGAAGTAGAGCGTGCCCAACCGGACGTTCTCGACGAATGCCGTTCCGCTCTGGAAGACAAACGGCGACGAGTTGTTAGTGCCGTCCGTGATCACGAATTGACCGGCCTGGAAAACAACGCGGCTGTTGCTCCCGTCCGTGTCGATGAAGAAGCCAGCCGACGACCAAGTGTCGCCGGAGCCGGTCTTGACCTGCACACCGTACCGCGCCCATCCGCCGCCAGGAGAGGCAGACGCCTCACCTCGGATGGTCACGCTGGAAGCGATGTCACCGACCTGCGCGGTGAGGTTGCTGATAGCCGTGGCGTTGGCAGTAGCCTTCCCATCGACCGTCGATATCTGAGATTGCAGTGAGCTAACCGCAGATGCCAGATCGTCGTCGATCTGCGTCTCCAGGGCGGTAAGCTGCGACGACAGCGCAGTCACGGCGTTGTTGGTCGATGTGATCTGCGCCTGGAGGTTGCTGACCGCCGTTGCGATGTCACCTTCGACCTCAGCTTCAAGGTCGGTCAGAGCCTGCGACAGCGATGTAAGCGCCCCATTGACGGCCGTGATCTGCGCTTGCAGCCCGCTAACGGCCGTCGCAATATCATTCTCAACCTCTACCTCAAGGTCCGTCAGCTGTTGCGACAGCGCGTTGATGGCGTTATTGGCGCTGGTGATCTGCATCTGGAGGCCGCTAACGGCCGTCGCAATATCATCATCCACCTGCGCCTGCAGCTCGGTCAGATCCTGAGACAACGCCTGCACCGAGCCATTGACCTCGGAGATCTGTGTGGACAGCGTAGAGACAGCCTGGGCAAGGTTGTCACCCACCTCCACTTCCAGCTCCTCGATGCGCCGCGCGAGCGCCGAATCGGGCCCTGTAGCGACCTCAATTTCGCGCCGCCATTGGGCTCGCGCCCTCCCAAAGGTGCTGGACAGCTCGCGCCGCAGCTCCTGCTTGTCGCGGAAATTTGCCGCATCCTGATCAATGGTGAGCAGAGCATTGCGGCGCAGCTCCTCGATGGTCTCGCGGACGTTGCCACCAAACCACTCGCTCACGTCGCCAATCGCGTTGGTAATCTCGTCGCGATCAATGTCCGTGTTGCCGTGGTCCAGCGTCCTTACCGTCACGGGCGCGGTCCACGTCACCGGCCGCGGCGGGTCCGTGATGAGGCGCGTCTGCACCTTGTACTCGGTGGCCGAAACCACACCGTCCGTCAGCACGACCGCGCTCTGGTCAACCGGTACGCTGGTGTACCCCACCGAGGATGGGTCATCCACCGGATACCATTGGATCTCGACGCCGGTCACCGTTACGTCGGTGATCGGGCTCCACGTCACCTGGATCGCAGGCATGTACTTGCCGTTGGCGCCAGCCGTCACTGCAGAGACCAGGAGCCCCTGCACCTGCTGCAGGTATACCGGCTTTGCCGGCCGCACCGGCACGACGATATTCGGCGGGGAGACACCATCGTAGATGGTGGCCGATCGCTCCTGCAGCGACACGCGCCGGCAACGCGGTGTGTTGCTCTCCAGCGACAGCAGCTCAGTCGACGTGATCAGATACGTCCGGTTGCCGTAGCGAGCACTGTTCCATTGGATCCAGTCACCGACCTTGAGCGTTATCCAGCGCGGGCGCAGTGTAATTTCCGCCGTCGCCTCAAAGCGATTTTCGCGGAGATAAATCGACGCCAGTTGCTTGGCCTGGTGTGGGTCACGCACCATCGGGAAATCCATCCCGAGGTCGCGCGTCCTGCGGTCTGCAGCAACGGCGTCGTTGGACGTGACCGTCTCGTAGCCGACCATCGCCCACAGCTGATCAGGGTCCGGATAGGTGCCAGAGATAGAGTTGACGAGCTCTGCCATCGATCTCTTGGCCTGGAAGCGCACCGGCTGGCCAACGACGAGGTCATCGTCCGTGATCGTCGCCACGATGGGCTGCGCGGTGCCAATCATCGGCCACGAGCCCTCGACATCATCAATGATGATGCCGCCGCAGGACTTCATAATCGCCTCGATGTTCTCGCCATGCAGCGCCGTACAGTCGAGCATGACAGAGCAGCGATAGCGCGTCCTGCCGTTGACCTGCTCGTCACAGATATTGGCAGCAATCGTGTACTTGTCGAGCGGAAGGTCGGCAGGATCCATGCCCATGCCGCAGAACAAGTCGCCGTTGACCGAGAGCCCACGATAATAGTTGTACGCGATGACGACCGGATTTTCCGTGTATTCCCAAGTGGACGGATCATCCCAGCGATGGGGGCCACTGCCACCAACTGTACTGTCTTTGCGCCAGTCATAGAGCCGCGCGCCACGGACCTCGAAGAAAAGATCCGGCATCCCGCCCGGCTTCTCTCGGTCATATTCTGCCGTCAAAATCGCGTAGGCGCAGCCGACGCCAATATGGTCCTTCGTCCAACGATCGCTCGGATTAGCTGCTGACACCAGGCCAGAATCGGCGGCCGTCTGCCGCCCATCGTATATCTTGAGCCATGCGCGACCAGAAAACTCTGATCCAGCCACCGGCCAGCCGCGGGTCGGATGCGGATTGTCGTAGTCCAACGTCACCCACTCGCCATTAATGGCGAGCCGAGAGAGACCATCAATCGGATAATCCGACAGCTGGAACACCCACTGCAGCCACTTATTGTCCGCGCCGTAGGTGTTGACGTGGATGTCGTGCCCGGCGATGCCAACGAGGCCGCAAGCAACCTGCCTCGGTGTGTCTGTGCCGTATTGGACCTGCAGTTGGATGCCGCTCGGCTCTGGCCGCTGGTTCTTGCGGAGAAGATACTGCGCAGCGAGATTGAGGCCGATCCCGAGCAGTGCCTTGCCGACAAAGCCAAGCCCCCCAAGGAAGGAACCAACAGCACCGAAAAAGCTGCCTATCGCTCCGACGATGGACGCAAGAAATGCCATACTGAAACCTGCCGACTAAGCTACGCGGAATGCCGATTTGACATCGAGCGGTGAGAGAAATACCACCCCGTCTTCGCCTCTGGTCATGAACCCAAGGGCTGTGAACACACCGCCGGAAATGACGCCATCGCGCACGACGACACCGAGATCGCCGCGCTGCGCGAGCAGGCGGCCGACCTCTGGAAGTTTGGCGCGGAAAGCGTCTTCGACCGTCTCGAATCCGCGCCTGCGGAGCTGCTTGGCTGCGCCCGCCTCAGTGCTGTAGCGAACGCCCTTGTAAAGTCGTTCACCAGTCACAGCCTCATAGGCATCCGCCGCGATCATGTAGCAGTCCGACACGCCGAACTGTGACGGCAGCGCCAGGTGCTTCTCGATCACAGCGTTGAGGCGGATTTCCCAATCAGGCCGTCGCATTACTTGCCCTTCGTCCTGCCCCACCAGATCTCCTCACGCCCTCTGGTGGCGGCATTGCTGTAGAACTTGTCGCCGGGCGCACGCCGTGCCTGGTCCGCCGCATTGCGCTTGCGATAGTTCGAGCGGGAGTAGTCGAGCGCACGGGTCTCGCACTCAGCGACGAGCTTATAGCCCTCGTCGCTTTCCTCGTGCCGCAGCTGGTCGATGTAGCCTCGGCGCAATGCTTCGACGTGCAGCAGCACACCAGTGTCTGGATGCAGATAGGCGTCGTAGATCGTCACCGGACGATCGCGGTAGTCCTCCAGCTCGATCTGCTGAAGAACCTCCGGTGTCAGGCCATCATCCGGGGAAGCAGCAAGCTCAATCGTGAACTGCTGTGCTGACGTACCAGTGCCTGAAACGAAATCGGAAACCTGGATCATGCCGCCTGGCTGATAGGTGAGGCCGCTCCATGTGAGACCGGTCGCGGACTTTGCGAAGCCATAGGTTCCGGTGCCAAAGTCAAACCGGATCAGGCCAACGATGGTGATGCGCCCATCGTCCAGCAGATTGATTACGGATGATGGCAGGGTCATGGCTAAAGGAGGTTCCGCTTCTTGGCTTTATGATAGTGGCGGACCCACTGTTCGTAGCCGGTAAGATTGGCGAGACTTCTCTTGGTATCCTCGGCGCAGGTGCACTGAGCCGGGAGAGTCGAGCGGTACGTCGCAAGGATTTCTTCCATGCGCTCGACAGTCACGCTAATTGGACCATCAGACACTACCAGCGGCTCGCCATGCTCATTGAAGGTTCTACCGACGTCAATCCATCTCATCTTGAGTCTCCTTAAAGGTTGTGCTTGACTTCATCCCTCAACTTGGGAGGGGGATATGAAACCCAAAGTGTACGGCAACGTTTTCGCTACGAACGCCTCTGTGCAAGAAATGGACGTGGGTCATATATCTGGCGGCCTTTTACGATATGCGCCGGATGGGGCGCCTTCGGGACTGGAGGTGCACATCGGGGATCCGCAACAGCCTCAGAAGCTGTTTCTTTCATTCGGCGACGCAATGTTTTTGCTGAGTATGCTTCGGGCAATTCAACTGGATCACGAAATTGATCTTCCGGATGACCCAAGAGGCTAGCGTGCTCGACACGGCAGCTCTTAAGTGAGAACCATCCCTCGATCGTGAGCTTAACTGAGGGCTGCCCGTCCACATCGAAGACAATCTCGTGCAGCCCTTCTCTTATGCGAGTGATCGAACGCAAAATCCATGATTGGCGCTCTGCCATTTCAATCTCCTAAATTGGACTTTCCACCAATTGGAACGATACTTGCGGACGGCCCAGGCCATTCACGCTGTAGCTGCCGGGGACCGGTCGCATCACAAGCTCAGGGTTCTCAAACCTCACGAGCGCGCCCTCAACCGCCACGTATGATCGCGGCGGGGGTTCGACTGTTACCGCGCGAGTTGTCCCCGTTCCGGAGACAGACACCACACGATGAAGACCGCGATATGCATCATTCTCCAGCCCAATCAGATCCCCAGGCTGCAGCACCAGACCACTGGCCACACTCGCAATGTTCAGGACATTGCCATCGGTCACGCTCGAGAGGGTGCCGGTGTCTTGCGCTGGTGCAGCATTCGCCGGATTGATATGAGCGAACGGGCGGCAGGTCACGTTCTGGGTGACAAGGGTTGACCGCAGCCCGTCCCGCAGCGAACTCCACCACGCTTCAAGCTGCGCCAGTTCCTTTTCACGCAGTGGAACGCTGGTGAAGTCGATTGTCCAGAAGGGCTCGCCTATCTGGGTATAGTTGAACCTGCCGCCGCCTGACATGCTGGAAGCGACGGTCCTGTTCAGCCTGAAGCGAGAGTGCTGAAAGCGGATGCTCGGATGCGTGTTCGGGAATGCCGTCATACAATGTTCCGCTTCTTCGCTTGCTGGAAGCTCGCAACCCACCGGGAGTAGCTTCCACGGTCGTATTCCTGCAGGGCCTGCCGGATCTTTGCCTCGACGCCAGCATCGGCCCCGCGTGCATCAATGTTGTATTGTGGTGCGTAGGTCATCCCGCCCTCGCTCGATACCTTCGCGCCGCGCGGCAACACGACTTCGCCCTTCTGCAAGATCGCCGGAACCTCGCCTGGCTGGAGACCAGCCACGCCGCCCCGGTGATAGCGCTTGGCACCAGTGAACACCGAAGGCGACACCACGCGACCGTGCCCGTAGCCGTCCTTACCCGCCACACCGCCGCTGTGGAGGATGCCAGGGATAATCAGGCCACCAAGCAGGCCACCACCACGAGGGCCGGTTTCTGAAAACAGGTTGTTCAGTGCCATTTCGAGCAATTTGTCTGCGACCTTTCCGAGTGCATTCGCGAGTGCTTCAGTCGCATCCACTCCATTCATTATGTCCTGGATGAAGCCCCTCAGGGTATCCTTACCGAGAATGCGCATATCGTCGGCAGCCTGGCGCACGCGGTCCTGCTCCTCGGCCAGCCGTTCGGCCTCTGCCGTTGCGGTCGCATATGCCTCGGCCAGTTCCTCGATCTGCGCACGAAGCTGCGGGGTGATTTCGATCCCTGCCCGCTTCGCCGCGTTCTCAAGCTCGACGACCGTTGCGGCGCGTTCGAGGCTGTAGCCGTAATCATTGATGAGTGGGTTTAGCTCGGCCTGGGCCGCCGTCATTGCCTGCGTTAATGCGATCCGGTCACGGAGCCGCTGCACTTCCCGCTCGTAGTCGTTCTGGCGCGAGCTACCACCACGGCCCTTCGTCCCGCCGCCACCTTTGCTTGGAACCGTGTAATCGGTTAGCGACACAGGCTTCACTTCGACGGGAGGCTTGCCTGCCCCCAAAGCTTCGCGGCGAGCATTTTCGCTCGCCATTATCATTTTGTCGCGGTTCGCTATGGCGAGCGGGTCAAGCTCAACGGTTTCCGGCATATTGGCAGCAGCAGCGCGCACTGCCGCGAGGCGGGCCAGCACTTCGTCGAGACGGGCTAAGGCCTCGGAATTGTCGAAGCCAAGTTCCGTGTTTTTCTCAATCGTCTTCTGTAGAAGTTCTACTTCGCGCTCTAGCGCCGAGATTTCCTGATGGGCTTCCTCAGCCTCCCAGTTGACCAGTTCGCCGTCTTTTGTGACGCCGAGAAGCTCGTTTAGATCTTTGAAGATTTGGGCATTGCCGAGGTCGTTGAAAAACCCAGCAAAAGCGTCATGCGCGTCTTTGATCTTCTGAATGAAAGTATCGACTTCGAAGTCGTTAATCGTGCGTGCTGCGGCATCAATGCCGGTCGCGAAATTGCGGCTTGCGCCGGTCGCCTTGTCGAACTCGCGCGCGCTGTCGATCAGCGCAGTCTGAAGATTTTCGAACGCCTGCGAGAAAGTCCGTTCGGAGCTTGCGACCTGCTCTTCCAAGATGACAGAGCCAGCTTGGAAGGCATCAAAGAATGCCTTCGTCGGCATCTCGCCATCTTTGACGATCTGCGTCAGCTTGCCGACATCCCCGCCCGCTTCCTTCAAGCCAGCCGCGACGGCCCGAAGCAAAGGATAAGCACCGTCGATAAGGGAATTGTATTCCTGCGCCTGCACGATGTTGCCCGACAGCAACTGCGAAAGTTGGAGGAGCGCACCAGCCGCTTCCGTTGCCGACTGACCGCTTACGCGGAGCGCCATAGCCACGTTTTCCGCGAACTTGGTCAGATCATCCTGTGAAGCGCCTAGATTATCCGCCGCCATCGAAGCACGGCTGTATAACTGCACAAGCGTTTCCAGCGGCGCGCCGTGGCGGATGGCGCTGTCTCGCAGCTGCTTATAAACGCGGTCTAGATCACGCCCCGACACCCCAGCGACTTTGAGCGAATTGTCGATCCTCGTCGCGGCGTCCGCGAGCTTCTGCAGTTCATTTATAGCGAAGCCCGCCGCGAAGCCGCCTAGCAGCCGCTTCCCCAATCCAGCGAACGATTGCCCAAGCTTCCGGTTCATTTGCGCAAAACGGCTCTCGATCTGGCGCGCGCGCCTATTGGCCGTCGCATTAGCAGCTGCGAGCTGTCTCTCGAACTGGCGCTGCGTAGCTTCTAGCCTTACAATTAGGCGCTCAACATCCGTAGCCATAGATACCTCGCGGAGGGGAACATGAATTTCGTGATCATTGTGCTGGCGCTACTTCAGATTGCGGCTGGCCTACTTGTGGCCGCAGCGTCAGAGTCTGCCATTCATCAGATACTGGCTGCAGTTCTCTTTGGGTTCGGGGTTTTGACCCTTGCCCTGTTCAAGGTCATCACGACGCTGGAATGGACGGCAACTAAACGCGGAGGTGCCTGAGTGAGGCTGGTTACCATCACGGCGATCGCCATTCTTGCTACGGCCACCGCCAACGCCGAAACATACCGGCTGATACACGCGATCGGGAACTCGGAACGGGAGATCGTGCGGGATATTCCGAAAGGCGAGTGCGAGAGGCTAAAGCGCGAACACATCGCCGTCGCCGAGGCACTCGGCACCCATAGTGAGCGCCTCGGGATCGGATCCATCACTTGCCTGCCAGAGAGCTTTTTCCTGGACTAAAACCCCACTATCCCCAGCTCCGCCAGGCGCTCCTCGTCGATGTCCCCGCCCCTCGGCTTGGCCTTGGGATCATTGGCGAGGATGTACCCGTCAACCGCCGCCGCGAATTCCCACAGCGTCATGCTTCCGATGTCGCGGTGGAGTGCATGGGTCCATTGGTAGAAGCTGGAGAAGCGCCACTTTCCTCGCGGGAGGGGTTCTCGCGCTTGCCGTTCTCCCCTCCCGCTGGAGATTCCCCCGTTGGGTCATCCTGCGCGCCGTACAACGCTGCCATAAGGATGGCCTGAGCCGTCATCACAAGCTCGGCGATCGGTCGATCATCCAGAACCTTCGTGACGAGCTTGCGTGCTGCTTCCTTCCCCATCCCTCCGCCCTCCAGGCCGAGGCGGATGGTCGAGACCACATCATCGACGTGCCAGCGTTGCGTCGAAAGGCGCTGAAGGATGAAGGCAGGCCCGGCATCACAGCGCTCTTGCAGGGCACGAAGGAGGTCAATGGTGAGCTTGAATTCGTGCTCACCACCGGGCCAGGTGATTTCGATGCCGCGCATCAGGGAGCCGTGACCAATGTGCGGGTCGGCACACCATCGAACTGGATTTCCAGTTCGGCCGAGACTTTCTGCCCCTTGGTGCGGGAGTTGTTCAGGCTCGCGAGCAGTGCCGGCCCAGCCTCGGCATAGGTGTCGCCCGCCTCGCCGTCATTCTCGGCCTTGCTATTGCGGAGACGAATGTTCCTCGTCGCGCCCGAGTACCACCAATCGAGCATCATCTCGTTGCTCTGCAGCGCCCATACGCCAGTGGCCGAGATAGTGACCTCCTGAGAGCGCACCTGGCGCTCCAGCGCAAGCGGCAGGCTTTCGTCGTCACAATCGGGGATCTCCGACGTGTCGATATTCGATGTTCGGTTGATCGTGACATCCGTCAAGCCGCAGATCGCGGCGTAGGTGCCGGGTGTCTCGGTCTCGACTTCGAGGATCATCTCCTCGTATTTGGCAGTTACAGCACGCGCCATTGCGTTTCTCCATTCGAAGACAGGCCAGTCAGCGACCAGCCGGGGTTAATGGGCATCTCGCCCGGTCTCAGGTGTCTTGGATTTCCTAGTGCGCTTGCTACGCTTGTATTGCCGCGCCTCGTCGGCCTTGGGGCTTTCGACGCGCGTTGCTACCCCTTTCGCCACAGCCGCCTCGATGAGGCGCTCCGGGAACTGCTGCGGCTCCGGAGACGGCTGGACAAGCTGCGAGACGGCCTTCAGCGGGCGATAGTCAAAGTTGAAAGGCTTGTGAAAGATCGCCCACGCCATTGTCACAGCTCCTCGACAATCGCCTGCACAGTCACCACGCCATGCGACGTAATGCCATCAGGGTCGCGAAAGTGCCGGACGCTCTGGACGGTCATCTCCACCAACGCATTGACGGTGAGCGCGCCATTATACCGGTGCAGCGCCTTCTTCACTGCATCCGCGAGGCTCTTCACTTCCCTGAACCCGCCCTGGTAGCGCGACCAGCAATCGATCTGGATTGTCTCAATGCGGCCGGTGATGCAGTCTGCGTCATCCTCCACCACATCAGACGGCCCGAAGGATACGTAGGGAAAGTCTGCGTTGCTGGGCGGGTTGTCATAGACGCGTCCATTGACCAGAGCCGCCACGCCGGCATCGGTGGTGAGGCGCGAATAGATCAGTGCCTGTAGTTCGTTTGATGCGCTCATTTCGCGCCCTCGCGGATACCCTTCTTCATCTCGCGGGTGATCCGGCCCTTGATCCGCCTGCGCAGCGTCCTCCAGCTCGGAAAGAAAAACGGCGACGGCGGATGGTGCCGTGTGCCGAACTCCTGCCAGAAATGCCAGTAGACATCCACGCCACGGCTGTTCGTGCCGCCAGCGTAGACCGTGATCCGCTCGCCCGCGTCATTCGGCTCCGACTTGGCAAACACAAACGCACCCTTGGGAGCATCGCCCCAAGTCCAGTTGATCGAATCCCGCAGGTCGCCGTCATCGACCGGCGCGAAGTTCTTCATCATCGCGACAAGCTCATTCGCGCCCTTTTCCATGGCCGCCCGCGTGCGCTCGCGAACCCGCGCGGGGATCGTGACGGTCAGCTTGCGCTTTAAGCGGTCGAGGCCCTGCACCATCAGCCCGCCACCCCGCTCATCGCCAGCATCTCGAAATATGCCCGGTCCTCGGTCAGCCGAGGCGGCTCCTTGACCTGGTAAATTGTGCCCGACCGCACATCCCTAATCCGCCAACCCGGCTCGATCTGCCGCGCATCGCTCGATGCACGGATGGTCACGATCACTGGCTGCTGCCCCTGCAGCCGTGACGCCTGCACCGTCTCGCTGCCGCGCATCAGGTGAAAATGGGCGCGGCATTCGAACTGCTGTTCCCAGCCGTTGATCGTGCCGCCCTGCCCGTCCGATTGCTGGACGGGCTTGTCGAAGGCGACTTTCTCGTAAAGGCGTCCCGCATCCATCAGACGCCCGTCCTCCTGTAGGGCGCGATCAGGGCCGATACCGCATAAGGCAGTTCAGCTACGCTCTTAGCCGTCGCTGCCTCTCTGTTCTGATACCAGTGGCCGACGAGAAGCAGGATCGCGACCCTCAAGGCGGCAGGGATTTGCGCCTTGCCATCTTCCACCGGATAGCCTGCTTGATAGGTGACGCTCACAGGACCCTGTAATTGCTCTGTAAAAGTGACCCGTGACATGCCCGCCGCATCGGTCTGCAAGGTGTAGATCGCTTGATCGATTGCCTGGCCGCCAGCCTCGACCTTTACAATCGATGCCACAGGGCCGAGGGCCAAAGGTAGTGACGGCTCAAAGGTGTCAAAGTCCTGCCGCCATTCCTGCTCGACAAGGCACCGCCCCAAGATGCCGTTCCACCCATCCAGATAATCCGTCGCCGCTTTAATCAGCCCCTCAATCAGCGCATCGTCATCTTCGAAGTCCACGCGCAGATGGGCTTTCGCATCTTCGAGAGAAACGGGCAGGATATCAGGAGGCGTGATAAGTATGGGCCGATGCATGTTCCAATGCCTCGCTGAATGACATTTTCGGATAGGCTGTGAGCGCCGAAACCGGACTGGTATTGATGACGGTGACACTAGCATTCGCGAGCGACGGGGCCGCCTTGTCCAGATGCTCTCGCCAAATTGCAACGAGCGGCGCGTCGGGATTATTCAACCCACCTTCGTGGTTGCCGTGCCAGTGCGTCCCACGATCAACGCGCATATCGTACCCCACGAGGATGATAACCTTGGCACCAAACCTCACCGCGAGATTAAGTGCTTGGAACCCGCTGTTGCCGCCTGCCCCGATGGTATACGGCTCATCGAGCACCATCTCATCGCGCCAGCGGCCATTGCACCGCGCCATCCGCACGAACCGCACATCGGGGAATATGTTTGGGGCTTCTGGATGCCGGCAGACTTTCAGGCCTCTGAATTGCGACACGCCACCATTGGCCTGCCACCATGCAAGATCGCTTGCATAAAGAGCATCCGCCCAGGGGGCGAGCGCCCATGAATTGTTGATCGTCAGGACGTAGGCGCGGCCTTGCGCTTGCGCGATGGGCGCTTCGCCCGCTGACGGCCCGCTTGCGACGATGACACAGGGACGGGCTCGCCAGTCGGGCCACCAATAGGGCGCGGGGTAGATATCGGATCCACCGCCCCCTGCTCTATGGCCGCCTGCAAAAGCTCGTCCGGGCAATCGTCGCCAGGCTGGAATGCGGTAGGATAAACATCACCCCGCCGCACCCCACGAAATTGCTTGATGAATTTCATTGGATGAACAGGCGGGCGACACTAGGCCGCCCGCCCTTGCCCCTTTAGGTGGACGGAGTCGCCACACCAACACGGTGATAGCGCATCCACTCTGGGTTCCAAAGACCGCCACCAACGCGCTTGCGCGTGTAGAACAGCACGTAAGGCTTGTTGGTGTACGGATCGCGCAGAACGGACATGCCCACGCGGTCAAAGATGCGGTAGGTCTCAGCCATGTTGCCAAACAGGACCGGGATCGCACCCGCCGCGATGTCCGGCAGACCGGACAGCTCGTGAATGGGATAGCCAAGGACCATCGCTGGCTGACCCGCCTGGAAGGGCGGCTGCCAGAGATAGTTGTCCTGCCCATCCTTCATCTTGCGGATGGTGGCGTGCGTCTTGCGGTTGGCGAACATTGCCGCACCTTGCGAGCGATCTTCCGGCAGATCGTAAACCAGATCAATGAGCCCATCAGCCGTCAGCGCGTTCGCATCGCCAGTAGGCACCTCGGCAATGGGGCCAAGCGGATGGCGTTGTGCAGGCGGCAATGCGCCTTCCGTAGTCGCATCGTATTTGAGGATTCCCTTTGGCTTATCCACGCCGTCGCCATTGATGAAGGCCAGGCCCTCCTGGCGGGCAAACTCGATGTTGACCTCAGAAGCAAGCCACTGCTCGATGCTGATCTCGCTGTCCTCAAGAATGCGCTGCGTTGCGGCGGGCATCGCGTAGATCTCACCGAACGAAAACGCATACTCGGCAAGGACAGAACCGGCAGTCTGGGTGCGAGCGTCCGTCTCGCCAACCCACGCCGACGCAGTCCCATGCAGGTTGTAAAGGCGCTTGAAGCCCTGCCCGGTTACCGACTGCACGGAGGCAAAACGGCGCATGGGCGAGATTTCAACACGCTGGTCCGTGATGGTGCGGTCCCACTCAATGGGAGCGGTATAGCCACCACGATCATCCTCGCCTACCGAATACTCGCCGGCAGCACGGATTTGGCCGGACTTGAGCGCGGCCTTGACCTTGCTTTCGCCCTCGCCGGTGCGGAACCACTCTTCAAAAGTTGCCTTGTATTCGCGTTCGGCGTCTGACAGGCCGTCATCCGGCGCATTGACCGAAATGGCGGCAAGCCGGGCATTGAGCTTGTCAATCTCTGCCTCATACTTGGCGTTCGTCTCGCTGATGGACGCCTCGATACGCTCAAGCTTTTCGGTCGTCACCACGTCATCGAAGCGCTTGGCGAGCTCCTTGTCCTTCTCCGCCATCGAGGCTTTGAAAGACTCCCAGTCCTTGTTAAGCTCAGCAAACAGAGCCTTGATGTCGCCGCTAGCGTCAGCACGCACGGCGACAATGCCGCGTCGCGGCGTCGCAAAATGCTTGGTCATCGTTTTCTCCTATGACCGGATTGTGGATCGAAGCTGCTGGATTGCAGCCTTCAGTGCGTCATCGTCCGCTACGGCAGGACGTTCACCCGTCGCTACGGCAGACGGGGCTTTCACCTCGCCAATGAGTCTACGGCGCTCATCGCGAGGCATTCCGGCGCGAGCAAGCAAGACATCTACGCGGCGCGTGGCATTGATTGCCTTTTCCGCCGCTGCTTTCGTCTTGTCTTCGGCTATCTGATCGGCTGGCAGGAAACCATCCGCCAAACCATTGGCAACCGCCTGCTCGCCGCTGAACCATGTTTCGTTGTCCATCCATTCGGCGGCCTTGGCCTTCTTTACGCCTGCTCGCTCCGCGTAGACGGTAGCCATGGCATCGTCGAAAGGTTCCATCGTCTTAGCGGCCTCAACCAGATCGTGACGATTGCCTACCGCGACCACCCAGGCATTGTGGACCATGAGAAAGCCG